TGACGATCTGGCAGCTGTACGCCTTTGCGCTGCAGGAATACGCGGGCGACCTGCTCGGCCAGCGCGTCGAAACGGCGGTGTGTGTGAAGGATTTGCGCGACAAGGGCGTGATTCGCTGATGGCGCTGCTTGTTGCAACCGGCGTTGCCCTGACCGGGCTCGCGCTGTCGTACCTGGTGATCGGCTTCAAGCGACTGATGGAGGCGCGCAATGCCCGATAACTTGCTCGGCCGCATGCCGCACCTGTTCGGCCGCTACTCGTTGCCGGACGTGATGAGCCGGCTGTTCCATCGCGAGCACGGCGACACGCCGATGACGCCGACGCAGTACACGGGCGGCCTGGCGGGCGGCAGCTACACGCCGTCGAACTTCCCGCTCAACGCGCCGAGCACCAGCGTCAACTACACCGGCGGCGATCCGATGACGCCGAGCATGACCGCGCTCAATCCGGGCGCCGGCTACACGCCGCCGGACTGGTCGTCCTACCTCAATGCGCCGGACCTCACGGTCAAGACCGACAACGGTGGCAGCGCTGGCGCTGTCGGCCATTCGGCGGGCAGCACGGGCGGCAGCACGTTCTCGGGCAACAGCTCGGGCGGCACGCTTGGCGGCGGCTATGCGGTCGACCCCTCGCAGTGGGGCGCGTTCGGCCTCGGCGGTGACAGCGGCCCCGTCAATGGTGGTATCGGCTCCGGCTATGCGCTGCAACTGATGAGCGGCGGCATGCACGAGAGCGGTGGCATCGGTGGCGGCGGCCTCGCGGGCTTCATGGCACGCCCGCAGACAGGCGGCGCACTGCCTCCGCAGAGCAATGCGCCCAACGTCCTGACGGGTGGCGGCTTGCCGCCCCAAGCCGCGATGACGGTCCGCACCGGCGGCAACGGCCAAGCGCAGCAGGTGCCGCAGAACCGCCTCGGCGGCTTCGGCGTGGCCGGCTACAACGCCGGCATGGGCGGGTACCTGCGATGAGCCGCAGCACGACCGCCTACGCCAGCGCGACCCGCCGCGAGCGCGTGCACAACCTTGAGTTCTACGCGGGCGAAGTGTCGCCGGTGTCGGTCGACTTCACGTCGATCCTCGGCGCCGCCGCAGCGCTGTCGAGCGCGCTGTGGGAGATCGACAACCCGACCGTCGCCGTGATGTCGGATGCCGTGATCGACGGCAACACGTCGAGCATCACGCTCGCCTGCCAGTCGCCCGGCACCGCCGTGCTGCGCTGCACAGGCGGCACCGACAGCGGCGTCAAGCTGGTGCAGATGTTCGCGCTGCAGGTCGATGCGGCGTCCTCGCTGGCGACGGCCACGACCTCTGGCCCGCAGTCGTTGCAGGCAACGGCGAGCACGGGCGGCGGCGTGACGACTGGTGGTGGCGGGCAGATTTTTGACGGAGGTGGCGCATGAGCCTCGTCAACCTCCGCAACGCCACGACGGCGGAATGGACGACCGCGAACCCGGTCCTGCGCGTCAACGAGCCGGCTGTCGAGGTCGTCTCGGCCGGTCCCCCGGCGGTGTTCAAGCTCAAGATCGGCGACGGCGTCACGGCATGGAACTCGCTGCCCTACGCCGGCACCGGTTTGGCAGGTGCGACGGGTCCGCAAGGCCCTGCCGGCCCCACCGGCCCGCAAGGTCCGGCCGGCCCCGCGGGTGCGGATGGCACCAGCTTCGCCATCGTCGGGCATGTCGCCACATCGGCTGACCTTCCCGTGAGCGGCACGGCCGGGCAGGGCTACCTCACCGACAACGACGGGCACTTCTGGATCTGGCCCACGGGTGGATCGGCGTGGTTTGACGCCGGCCAGCTGCGGGGGCCGCAGGGTCCGACTGGGCCACAGGGGCCTGCCGGTCCGACTGGCCCCGCGGGCCCGACCGGCGCCACGGGTGCCACGGGCGCTGCAGGCCCCACTGGCGCTACTGGCGCGACAGGCCCCGCGGGCGCAACCGGCCCAGCCGGCGCGACGGGCCCCCAAGGGCCGCAAGGCCCCACGGGTCCGGCGGGTTCTGGCGGCGATCCGACGCTGGGCGGCACGTATGGCGCGGACCCGGCCGGCGTCACTGCAGCCGATACCGCACTCGCAACCGCGATCGCGGCCGGCGTCAAGCGCCTGCGTCTGGATGGCACGTTCAAGCTGAGCAACGCCACGATCCTGGCGGCCGAAATCGACCTGTACGGCGACGGCCCCAACAGCAGCTTCCTCGACATCTACAACACCACGGCCCACGGCCTTGAGGTGCGCGGCAGTTCCGCAAGCAACCGGATCAAGCTGCGCAACTTCACCCTGCGCTACAAGGGCGCCAGCAGCCAAGCGAGCGGAAAACATGGCCTCGTGCTCAAGCGCAAGGTCTTCATGGAAAACGTGGTGGTCTCGGGATTCACCGGCTCGGGTATCCGCTTCGATTCCAGTGACGGCACCATCGGCGGCGCGGTGTTTTTCTCCGAGCTGCGGAATTGCCGCTCCACTGGCAATGGCCTCGACGGCTTAGAGCTGCGATTCGGCGCGAACGCCAACGTCTTCATCAACTGCCAGTTCGACAAGAACGGTCGCTATGGTGTCCATCACTACCTGGACGGCGGCGCGACCTACGCCAACACCTTCATCGGCGGGCAGGCCAGCTACAACAAGCTGTGGGGCTGGTACTTCGAGGCCGGCACGGACTGCAAGGCCATCGGCATCTACGCCGAATACAACTGCAGCCCGGACAACACCAACACCAACGGCTACACGAACACGGCCCTGAGCGCGACCGAGCGTCTGTACGACGTGTACGTGGGCGACAGCTTCAACCGCTCGGACATCGACCTGTCGGCGGTGCTGGGCGACAACAACGCCCACGTCAGGGCGCCAGGCGCGGCGCACAACCACACCACGACCGTCCACGCCGGCAACAAGCGGTACAACGCGCTCGGTGCCGCGGTCTCGACCAGTGCGGCCACCACCGTGGCGCAGCTGGTCAGCGACTACAACGCGCTCGTTAACGAGCTGAAGACCCGGAAGTTCATCGGCTAATCCAGCCGAAGCCGCCGATGGGCGAACTTGCCCGAAATTCGGCGACGAAACAAAACGTTAGAGGTTAAGACAATGGCCGCGCCCATCGGGAACCGGAACGCGCGCAAGGGCAAGGAGTGGTTCGACGCCCTGCGGAAGCAATGCGTGCAGCGAGGCACGCTCGACAAGGTCGCGCAGGTCGTCTGCGAGAAGGCCGAGGAAGGCGAGCCGTGGGCGATCCAGGAACTCGCCAACCGCTTCGACGGCAAGCCGGCGCAGGCGGTGGAGTTGAGTGGTCCGGACGGCGATCCGATGGAAGCGGTGACGCGGATCGAACTGGTGCCGATGCGTGGCAACGGCCCAGGTTGAGATCCCCGACAAGCTGATCCCGGTGTTCGAGGGGCCGGCGGACGTCCGCGGTGCCTACGGTGGCCGCGGCTCGGCCAAGACGCGCAGCTTCGCCAAGATGGCGGCGGTGCGCGGGCTGATGTACGGCAAGGCCGGCGTGTCGGGGCAGATCCTCTGCGCGCGTCAGTTCATGAACTCGCTCGACGATTCGTCGCTTGAGGAAGTGAAACGAGCGATCGAGGACGAGCCGTTCCTGGCCGAGTACTACGAGGTCGGCGAGAAGTTCATCCGCAGCCGCGACCGGCGCGTGTGGTTTTCGTTCGCTGGTTTGGATCGCAGCATCGAATCCATCAAGTCGAAGGGCCGCATCCTGCTGTGCTGGGTGGACGAGGCCGAGCCGGTCACGGACAGCGCGTGGTCGATCCTGATCCCGACGCTGCGCGAGGAAGGCGAGGGCTGGAACGCCGAGCTGTGGGTGACGTGGAACCCGAAGCGCAAGAGCGCGGCGGTGGAGCGGCGCTTTCGTCAGTCGACCGATCCGCTGGTGAAGGTCGTCGAGCTCAACTGGCGTGACAACCCGCGGTTCCCGGCGAAGTTGGAACGCGACCGGCAGCGTGACCTCGCCGATCCGTTGGCGGACTACCCGCATGTGTGGGAAGGCGCGTTTGCCACGGCGATCACGGGCGCCTACTACGCCACCGATCTGACGAAGGCGAAGCAGGAAGGGCGCATAAGCGTCGTGGCAGCCGATCCGCTGCTGACGCTGCGCGTGCACTGCGACATCGGCGGCACTGGCGCCAAGGCCGACGCCTTCACGATGTGGGTCGATCAGTTCGTGGGCCAGCAGGTCCGCATCGTCGACTACTACGAAGCGGTCGGGCAGCCGATGGCGACGCACGCCGCCTGGCTGCGCTCGAAGGGGTACACGCCGGAGCGGACGACCATCGTCCTCCCGCATGACGGCGCACAGCAGGACAAGGTCTACGCCGTGTCCTACCGCAGCGCCTTCGAGGACATGGGTTACACGGTCGTCGTGATCCCGAACATGGGCGCCGGCGCGGCATCCCGCCGCATCGAGGCCGCACGCCGGCTGTTCCCGAGCATCTGGTTCAACGAAGCAACCACCGGCCCTGGGCGCGATGCGCTGGGCTGGTATCACGAAAAGCGGGACGAGGAACGCGGCATTGGCCTCGGGCCGAACCACGACTGGGCGAGCCATGCGGCCGACAGCTTCGGCCTGATCGCCGTCGATCACGCGAGCCACGCCCCGAGCCTGCCGATCGGCCCTGACTTCTACGACTACGCGGTGGACTACTAACCATGGGCTACACGAAAGAGCAGCGCGCCGACAACAAGCTGCTCGACGCCATGCGCGAGCAGTACCCGAAGGCCGTGGATGCGTGCTCGACGCTGTACGACATGGCGCGCGATGACATCAAGTTCGTCAGCGTGCCTGGCAACCAGTGGGACGAGATGCTCAAGCAGCGCCGCAAGAATCGCCCCACCTACGAGTTCCCGAAGCTGCGCATGCAGCTGCAGCAGATCATCAACGAGATGCGGCAGACCCGCCCGCAGGGCAAGGTGCGCGGCGTCGAAGAAGCCGATCGGGGCCTCGCCGAGTTGATGCAGGGCCTGTGCCGCAACATCGAGTCGACCAGCAACGCCGACCGCGCCTACGACATCGCCTTCGAGCAGGCGGTGATGGGCGGCATGGGCGTATGGCGCATCTGCACGGACTACCTGAACGACGACGACCTCGAACAGGACATCCGCATCGAGCCGATCCGCAACTTCGCGTGCGTGAAGTTCGACCCGGCGGCGGTGAAGATCGACCGGCGCGACGCGCGCTACGTGTTCGTCGAGGAGCTGATCCCGCGCAGCCAGTTCGAGGCCGACTACCCGGACGCCAAGCTCGAGGACTTCGAGGGCGACGCGCATTGCCGGCAGCATTGGCAGGATCGCGACCAGGTCCGCATCGCCGAATACTGGTACAAGAAGCCGGTCACGCGCGAGCTGTGGGTGGTGCGCTCGGCAAATGGCGATTCGGTGGTCAATAGCGACGAGCTGGGCGTGTCCGAGGAGGAGCTGGCCGCCGCCGGCTTGCAGATCGTCAACCGCCGCACGGTCAAGACCCACAAGGTCTGCATGCGGATCACCAACGGCCACGAATGGCTGACGGACGAGTACGAGTTCCCGTCCAAGTACATCCCGATCGTCGTGACCTGGGGCAACATCCTCAACGTCGACGGCGAGGATTACTGGTGCGGCGCGGCGCGCTTCGGCAAGGACCAGCAGCGCCTGCACAATGTGCACCGCACGGCGATCATTGAGGCGGTGGCGAAGTCGCCGAAGGCGCCGTTCATCGCGAAGCCGAAGTGGCTGGGGCAGCACAAACGCCAGTGGGACAACGCCAACGCCGAGGACTACCCGGTCCTCTACATCGACGACAGCGCCGAACCGGGTTCCATCCCGCAGCGCGTCCAGCAGGCCGAAGTCCCGGTCGCGCTGATCCAGCTCGCCGGCATGGACGCCGACGACATGAAGGCGTCCACGGGCATCTACGACGCCTCGCTCGGCGCCCGCTCGAATGAGACGTCCGGCCTCGCCATCAACTCGCGCAAGCAGCAGGGCGCGACGGCGACGTTCAACTACATCGACAACCTGACCTACGCGATTCGCTACACCTACGAGATCCTGGTCGACATGATCCCGCGCGTGTACGACACCCCGCGCGTGGTCCGCATCCTCGGCGACGACGGCGCCGCGAAGTGGAAGCAGCTGTATCAGGAAGTGCAGGACCCGGAGACGGGCGAGACGCACATCCTCAACGACATCCGCAAGGGCAAATATGACGTCACCGTGACGGTCGGCCCGAGCTATGCGACGCAGCGCATGGAGGCGGCCGAAGGGTTCGCCCAGCTCGCCGGCCAGATCGGCGGCGCGTTCCCGGCCGTGGGCCCGCTGCTCGCCTACGCAACCATGCACAACAGCGATCTCCCGGGCATGGAGGAGATCGACAAGGCGCTGCGCAAGGTACTCGTCGGGCAGGGCTTGCTCGAACCGAAGGAAGGCGACCAGCCGCCGGCGCCGCCGCAACCCAACCCGAAGGACGTCGCCGACGCGCAACAGAAGCAGTCGGCCGCCGCGCTCAACCAGGCGAAGGCTGAGGGCCAGCAGTTGCAGAACGTGCAGCTCGGCGCGCAGTTGGCGCACGCCCACATGATGGGCGGCATGCCGCCGCCGCATCCGATGCAACCGCCACCCGGACCGCAGTTCGGGCCACCCGACCAGCCGCCGCAAGGCGGTTTTTTTTCGCCTGACGGTCCGCCGCCGGGCAGCCCCACCGGCTTCTAGCCGGCCCGTATCGGCGCGGTCTCGCCGAATCCCCTGAGGAACCGATGAGCGACACCACCAACACCGCCGAGAGCGGTGCGGGCGCCGTTGCGCCTGCCACCAACGACGCCCCGCAGGTCACGCAGGGCACCGACACCACCGCCGACCTCACCCCGGAGCAGCAGGAAGCCGCACAGGCCGAGAAGCAGCGCCAGGAGAGCGAGGAACGCAAAAAGCGCACCACGCGGGAGTTCATCGACCGCATCAAGGACGAGAACAAGACCTACCGACAGACATGGAACGACCCCGAGGCCCTGCGTCGCCGATTGGCTGAGTTCGAACGCACCAGTCAGCCGCAGACGCAGCAATCACAGGGTCGTCAGCAGGGCGATCGGCGCCCGACGCTGGAAGATCACGGCTACGACTTCAACGCCTGGCAGCAGGCGGACACCGAATGGGTCGAACGGCAGGCAGAGCGACGCGCCGCCCAGCTATACGACCAGCGCGCCCAGCAGGCTCGCGAGCAGCAAACCTGGCAGACCTACGAAAACAAGGTCGCCGAGTTCGCCAACGACCACGACGATTTCTTCGAGGTTGTCGGCTCCATCCCCCCGCTGCCACTCGAACTGCAGGCCGCCATCGCCGCACACCCGCAAGGGCCGGCGATTGCTTACCACCTCGGCAATACCCCCAGCGACCTGCTCGCCTACGCCAACACCTCGCCGCAGTTCGCGGGGCTGGCTTTGCAGCAGATCGCCGCGCGTCTGGACGCCGCGCCCGCCCCGCAGCAACCCGCTGCGCCGGCCATCGCGCCCACCAAACCCATCACCCAGGCCCCGCGACCCGCTCCCACGGTCGGTGGTCGTGCGCCCGCGTCGAAAGACCCGGACCGCATGACGTCCGACGAGTGGCGCGAATGGCGCGAGGCCCAAATCAAGGCCAAGAAGGGATAACCCATGAGCAACAGCTTGCTGACTCCCACCGCAGTGACCCGCGAGGCGCTGCGCATCCTCCACCAGAAGTGCAATTTCATCGGCAGCGTCACCCGCGACTACGACAGCTCCTACGGCCAGTCGGGCGCCAAGATCGGCGACACCCTCAAGATCCGCCTCCCGAACCAGTACACGGTCCGTACCGGCGCGACGCTGTCGACGCAGGACACCACCGAGAACTCGGTCAGCCTGCAGGTCAACAACCAGATCGGCGTCGACCTGAACTTCACCTCGGTCGACCTGACCCTGTCGCTGGACGACTTTTCCAAGCGCATCCTCGACCCGGCGATGTCGGTCCTGGCGGCGAACATCGAGTCGGACGTCCTGACCCACGTCTACAAGGACGTGTACGCCTCGATCTGGAACAACGGCTCGGCCGCGACCTACAACAAGGCGCTCGACACCCGCGTCAAGCTGCAGAACGCGCTCGCCCCGGTGAACGACCGCACGATGCTGCTCGACCCGCAGGCGATGGCGGACGTGGTCAAGGACACCAAGACCCTGTTCAACGACGGCGCGTCGATTTCCAAGCAGTTCAAGGAAGGCGGCATGGGCCGCGTCGCGGGCTACGACTGGTACGAGAACACGATGATGCCCTCGCACACCGTGGGCGACGCCGCGTCGTACGTCTGCAACACCTCGACCGGCATCACCTCGGGCACGGCGACCATCACCGTCTCGGGCGGCACGGGCACGTTCAAGGCCGGTGACGTCATCACGATCGCGGGCGTCAACCGCGTGCATCCGGAGACGAAGGTCGACACCGGCCAGCTGCAGCAGTTCGTGGTCACCGCCGACAGCACCACCTCGGTGTCCGTCTCGCCGACCCCGATCACCTCGGGCGCGCTGAAGAACGTGGTCATCAACTCGGCCGGTGCGTCCAAGGCCGTGACCTCGGCCGGCACTGCGTCGACCGCCACGCAGACGGGCCTCGCGTTTCAGGAAGGCGCGTTCGCGTTCGCGACCGCCGACCTGCTGCTGCCGAAGGGCGTGGACTTCGCCGCGCGTGAAGTCATGGACGGCATCTCGATGCGCATCGTCCGCGACTACGACATCACGAACGACAAGTTCCCGTGCCGCCTCGACGTGCTGTACGGCTACAAGACGCTGCGCCCGCAGCTCGCGTGCCGCTTCCACAACAACTGATCCACCGTGGCACTGCGGGGGCCCTTCGGGGCCCTCGCTCTTTTTGGAGCCGTCCATGACCCAAGTCTCCGCGATCGTCCGCGATGCCCTGCTGCTGCTTAGCGTGCAGGACGCGACCGAATCGGTCAGCGCGCAGGAAATGCAGGATGGCATCCGCGAATTGAACAAGATGCTCGCCCGCTGGGAGGCCGATGGCGTCTCGCTGGGCTGGACGAGCGTCACGGCGCCGACCGACACGCTGCCGGCGCCGATGGAGGCCGAGGGCGCGATTGCCGCGAACCTCGCCCTGTATCTGCAGCCCCGCTACAAGGTGCCGCTCGAACAGAGTGTCGTGCAGCAGGCGAACGACGGACTGGCCGCGCTGCGCGCCGACGTCGTCGCCAACACCTATGCCCGCATCAGCTACCCCGACCTGCCGATGGGCGAGGGCTGGTGTGGCGGCTTCAACGTCAACGTCGGCTGACCGATGACCGACCACGTCATCCAGGTCCGCTACACGAAGGACACCGGCAACTGGACGGCCTTTCGCGACCTCAACGCGGGCGCGACGGGTGCGTTCGGCAAGGAACTGGTCACGCGCCAGCTTGGGCAGGCGACGTGGCGGGTGTGGGAGACGTGCGACACGTCCGACTTCGCCGCGGACATCCTCGCCGCCGCCCTTCTGGCCGCGAACGGCAACTGGTCCGATTTCCCGCTGCCCGACGGCAGCTACAGCGACCTCACGCGCGACTGGACGCAGCAGGATCTCGAAAACTACATCCCGCTGCCGGCGCAGCAGGCCGGCACGCGCTCGCGGGTGCTGTATCGCACGGCGCCCGGGCTCGACGTGTTCGCCAACATCGGCAGCGGCCCGCACCGCGGCGCCATCAGTGTCGAGGGCACGCTGTTCGTGGTATCCGGCACCGCGCTCTACGAAGTGGCGAGCAACGGCACGGCCACCAACCGCGGCACCATCCCCGGCACCGGCCGGGTGTGCATGGCCTACAACCAGATCACGGACGGCAACCAGCTGGTCGTCGGCAACGGATCGAGCGGCTACGTCTACAACACGGTGACGGGCGCGTTCGCGCAGATCACCGACGACGGCTTCGTGGGGTTCAAGTCCTGCGACTTCCTCAACCAGTACATCGCCGGCGTCGAGCCGTTGGGCCGGTTCTGGTATCACTCGGAACTAGTCGACGCGCTGAGCTACAACACGCTCGACCGCTACGGCGCGGAAACCTCGCCCGACGCGATCCAAGGGCTCGTCGCCTCGCACAACGAGGTGCTGGTGTTCGGCGCCCGCACGATCGAGCCGTGGGTGAACGACCCCGAGAACAACGCAGCAGCCACCGCGTTCCAACTGC